GATGGAGAGGTAACTTCAATTCAGTGCGCTTATAAACACGGCCTGCTCGGTTACGACATACAGGACAGGTACGGTCATCGCTAGTAGCGTAGTACATCACAAGATCAATACCCTGTGCGGAGTAGTAATAGTCTCCAGCATCTGAATACGCACGGATGCTTTCAGTTCGTACAATTGTCGTAGCACGGGACTTCACAACAGACAAACGGTCGCGCATATCCCGCACCATGGTATCTGTGGGGCGACCTTCAGCGATCCCCTGGGCAACGACCTCGGCGGAGGTCTGGGCGAACTGCTCACCGTGGCGACGGAGGTAGCCCTTGGCCTGGGAAGCGGCGGCCACGGTGGCCTCGATCGGTACGGACACATCCACACGGGGGCGAGTGGGGAGGAGCTCACCGGTGAGGCTGTCTGCAGAGACGATCCCGAGGCGTGAGGCTTCTGAAGCCAGATTCCGGAAGAGGCGGTCGTAGGCGTCGACCTTGTTTGGGCGCACAGCAGGGACCAGCTCACGGAATTCTTGAAGCAGCAGCACACTGCGCTGGGCCGGGTCTCGCATGCCCAGGCGCATGTGGGCCCGAGAGCGACGAACCAGGCGGTTGAACGAACGATCGAGGACGTTGTTGAGGAGGCGAATGGTGCCGTCCTCGGTGGTCATGAGGGCTTTGTTGTAGCGCTCAAGGAGTTGCATTCACTAAGCTATCACGAGTAGCTATGTAAGTAGCGGTGCGAATTAATGCTGTACTATCTGCGTGAAAGCGATGTGCCGATTTATCGATTCCATCAGTCTTCTCTTCAGACTCTGCAATATTCTGAGCGGCCTCCCTTGATAGATTCTCATTACCCTTGCGGGCCAATATGTCCTGTATCCGCTCGTTAAGGCTCGTGGTAACCTTCGACTTTTTATCGGGAGCTTTTGGAGTCGGAGTCGGAGCTGTGGATTTTGCCTTAGTTGCTTTAGGTTTAACCCTAGATGCTCCAGTGAAGCCGTACTGGGTAGTCAGCAGCCTGTATGCCTCTTCATTGGTGCCAACAGGGCGGCCAGCGATCTCAGATGCAGCTGTGCGTGCGAGGCGCTCAGATACGTAGTACGTAGAATCAGACTTACCAGCTACGCGAGTTGAGTAGTACGAAAGATTGACAAGCTCAGCGTGTGCATCTCCGGCTACCTTGCGCTGAAGGTTCATAACACCAGCTAGGTAATTAGCGCGAGACTGATCCGCAGACTGAATAATGTTACTATAACCCATTCTATTTTCAACAGCAGATATAGTCGGGACTCTGCTGATATTAGACATCGTCTTAGCAACGGAGCCGTAGTACTCATCAAAGCCTTTAACTGTATCTTTGTAAATAGAAGAGGCGACTTTGTCAGAGGGTAGTCTCAAAGTGTCCATTAATTGCTTCTCTACAGTGCCGCGAAGTGCCTGCGCACTCGGGGATGAGCCGAAGCTTGTTCGAGTCAGTTGAGAGACGAATGCCGGAACGTCATCAGTATTGAGTACATAGCTACCAGCAGGTGTACGCTTGACTCTAAAGCCCTGCTGCGAGGCTAATCTAGTCAGAGACAGCTTGTCTTCGTTAATCCGTCCGATTAAAGCGGCTTCAATAGTGCCACGAGTAGCAGCTTCGTCATTTGTGAGGTTGTACTGCTTAGTTAGGAAGCTTTCTGCAGTAGGTCTTGCGAAGATATTGGAATTACGACCATCAGTAATCGTAGGTTCATCTACAGACCAGAATGCCTTTCTGTGAGCCTTATTCCACTTTAAGAAATCAGTGCTGCTAAAACCACGATCGACGCCTCTAGTGAAACGGTCGTCAACGTCACGTAGCGCTGTATTTAGACTATTGGCGGATTTACCAAAAGAGACACCGGAAAGTGGAGCTTCCCCACCTTTGCCAAGCTGCTCTTGAAGTGCTCCGGGGCCGCGAAGTTCCGCTGTACGGGCTCTATACGCGGTTTCACCTACTAGCTGTTCTACAGCAGATCTATTGCGAGAGCGTTGCTGACCGAGTAAAGGAGTTGCATCGAGTATCTTATTGACACCTTCTCTGGTTGCTTCGTTAATCTTGGCACCTACAGTGTAGCGATAATTATGCGGGTTTGAACGCATAAGAAGAGCGTGCGCTCCTAAGCCACCTGTAACTACAGCCAGGCCAACACCAATAGTACGAGTACGAGCTTCTAGCTGTGCTTTTAGACGCTGTTTCTGCTGCAAGTCACCTGGGGCAATTTGCACAGCACCACGAATAATCGCCTTTTTGCCGCCTTCGAGATCGGAGAAGCTACCTTTTGTGACACCTTTCAGCAAGCGCTTTGTACCACGCTCTATAGAAGCTAGTCCTTTAAGGGGGTCAGTCTGTACCGCGCGTAAATGGGGGTCAGGGCCCTCTCCTTTTAAGCGGCAGTCCCAAGAAGGCGGAATGCACCTGTTACCACACTGTTGATTCGGGGGATTACACTTTAACTTGCCTGCTGTAAGTCTCTTCCTATCCAACCGCTCCTTAGTAGCAAGATAAACCGCTGCTCGTACTTCGGACATCAGTAGACCTCCCATCCAGCACGAAGCGATTCAATTTCGCTCTCGGGGATAGCGGAGAGCCCTGCCACATTTTGGCGGTAAAGGCGGCTGATTCCAAGCTTGGCAGCACGGAGGGACGCGAAACCAGTGGCATAGGGGCCATCGATCAGCTCACCGTCGCGATCGAAGCGGGCGCGGTACAGCTTATAGGCCCGGGCGCGGTGAGGGCCGAATACCACCATCGGAGCCGCCTGGCTGGAATCAGTGCGCTGGCCGTCAGGCCCCACCAGATAGCCCGCGCAGAGGTCGTCTACCCGGTGGGTGACCCGGATTCGCAGGCCGTGGGCCGCGTAATGGTCGAAGGCGTCGGTCTTGGCGCCGTCCTCGGGGGGCGGGGGTTGGTCCTCCGGAGGCTGCTGGGCGGCGAGCTGCTGGTTCTGATACCCCATCATCTGACTCTCGAACGAGGCGTCCGCAGCAGCGATTAGCTGCTCGGTTACAGCAGGATTGAGCGTGGTTTCAATGTTGAAGTCTGTGCCACCGAAGCGGGCTTCACGTACTTCAATAGCGTTCAGTACACCGAGACTGATATAGGTGTTGTCTATTTGTGCTTGAGCAGAGCGGATGTCGGCCTTTTCTTTGTCAGTCTCGGTAAAGGCTGAGGGGAAAGAGACGGACCAATTACGTGGGGGGCGACCTCGGGTGGGGCCCTCTTTGCTGGCCAAGATGTAGGAGAAGATCTGCTCGACCGCTGACATGCAGTAGAGCTCTTGCCAGTTCTCCACCAGGGAAGCCCAGAGGCGCTCTTCAAAACGGCCCTCTTTGCCCAGGCCACCGGGGGATTCCCCCATGAGAATGGCAGAAGGCCAACCAGTGGCGGCTTGTAGGTCTTTGATGAAGGGATCTGTGGCTGAAGAGATATTGTTGAGAGCACGGTTGAGATATGTAACTGTCTCTTCTTTGTCAATGACCATACCTTTGTACATACTGCGAGATAGGATATTGGCTTCTAGGCGCTTACGGATGTCTGATTCGTTGCCAGCAGCAATACGGTTAAAGAGTCCTGGGATGCTGTGTACAAATAGATCTGCGTCGGTAAGCATTGTTTCCAAGCCCATCATGCCGCTTTCGTAGCGCTTGAAAGCGTCCCAGATTAGTTGTAGAACAGATTGGCCCCAGCCAACGTTGCGTACTCGGAGATTCCAGGGGAGATACAGCCCATCGAAGCGGGCCACTCGGGATGCGTGTATGCGTATATCGACATATCTGCTGGTTTGGTCGGGCGACAGGCGCTGCGAAGTGGAAATCCGGTAGAACTGAGGCTTGCTGTAGTCAATAATCGTGAAGTCCTCGGGTATCACCTCATGACGAGACAGCGGGACTAGGCCTCGAACAGCGCGGATACGTGTTGGGTCAACAGGTTCATCAGGCGGAAGGCCGTCATCAATCAGCAGTACCAGGAGAGCGCCACCGTACAGCCGTTGGAGCTTGACAACTTCAGCGTAAGCGCGGCGAAATTCTAGGTTTTTAATGTATTCATCGAAATCAGCAATTAGATCGTTAGCATTGGGGATGTCGTCCCCGCCTAGCTTAATTGTTGCAGGGTGTCGCAGGACTGTATCTGCGATGTTATCTACGTAGCGACGGGGAATACCGTTTAGATACAGTATTTCTAACTCTGTCTGAGAAAGCAGTGAAGCATTCGCAACTCTTGTGGCGACGCTGCGATCGGTAGAGGC